TGTTCTTTACCTACACGGGATTTAGGATCGATAAAAAAACCAGAGCCTGTGCTTACTCCGCCACCATCAAAAATGTCGCGTGCGGTTGCTCCGAGGGTAGTTGTTTTACCGAAAAGTAATGTGCCAGGATTAAGATCCTTGGCAAGTTGCATTCCTGCACCTTTTTCACCTTGTGAAACTGCATATACGTTACGTGCTGCAGTGGTGAGATAATCGTATGGACTGCGAAGAGCAGCAAAACCAATACGTGAAGTTCCTTTAAGTGTGCCGTATACAGCATCACCTACAGTTTGAAAAAGTGATTTATCTTTATTGAACGTGGAAGGAAGATCTTTAACGGCAGTGGCAGCACGAATGGCGCTCTGGATACCGTCAAGTGAAGTAACCTTATCGATACCAGGGGTATCTGCATTTGCTCCAGCCTTAACTAGACCAACGATTACTTCTTTTGAAAGAAAAGGATACTTAGTAATAATTGATTTAAAATTAGCATGTTGAGAACCATCTAAAGTTGCTACCGACTGATTTATGAGTCGACTGAGCATATCACCTTGGGTGTTAGCCATGATACTGGCAGACTTTTTACTCTGTGCAGAGTTTGGATCGTAAATGCCTAAATCAATAGCCACTAATATACGCCCTCTTCGTTGTAGGCTTCGACCATACGACGTAGTTCAGGAGAAGGACTGGCAAGATACATAGCACGAACAAGAACAGATCCTGGGTCGCTAGAAATAAAATTAGCGTTTAATGCTTCTGGACCAACACCAGGTGTATTTCCACCAGCGCCATCTGTAAGGGGCGTATTTGGATTTCCAGGTGCGAATGCACCAGTAACCTGTGTTGATGGACCAACGTCCATAGCAGGTGGTTGATATCCAGCACTTACTGCAGATGCAGTTGTTGCCATATCCCCACCTTGTGAAAGTTCACGGTTAGTCTTTAATGAACCACGTGGTGCACCTGTGGCATTAGCCATAGTTGCTTCACGTTGTACGCGCTGTGTGCGCTCAACGACATTTTGGTCTGTACGAGAGGCGTTTTTACCTACCCCTGAAACTACCTGCTTTACCATTAGTCGTCCTCTTCATCTTCTAAATGTTGTAGTATATCTCTTTTTGTTGGTTTTTCTTGTAACCAATCAGGATATGCTTGTTTTGCTGACAGTATCCATAGAGCATTATCATTACTAAATCCTGCTTTGCGCAATGATTTATAAAACTCATGTAACTCAATTGCATATTGATCTAACTTGGAATAATTATCATCAGCAACCTTTTCAGTTTGTCTTTTACGAGTTGCCATGATTTATCCTAACTGTGAGAGAATTCCTTGTAAGTCTTGTGGTACCTGTGGTTGTTGAGGGGTTCCACCAGAGGGTTGACCAGGAGTGGCTGGGGACGGGGGCGCCTGCTCTACTGGGCCCTGTGAGCCTGGTGGAACCATCTCTGGCTGTGCTGGTTGTTCAGGTGTTTCCACCTTAAACACGGCCAACGCAGCAGCCTCTATGCTGTCCCCCTTGCGACGACGCTCAATCACGTCCGCAATATTTTGAATTAGTTTAGATGGGTCTTGACCTTGCGCTGCCATAGCAGGAATTGCTTGTGCGCTTGCAGTGATTGCTACACTGAGGTTTTCTCGCATCTTTTCAATTTCAATTCGTTGTTCTTCCATTGTGACATTAACAGCCCAAGGTAGTTCACGACGAATGAAGTCTTTTGATACTAGGTCTGCACCTAGTGCTTGTAGTGAGAAGATCAGAGCACGCGAAGGATCTAATCCAGCCATCAAGCCATATCGGACTTCTACCGAAGTATCACCCTTAATGTCCTTGCTTGGCATGTACTTTAACTCGTACGGTGTGCCTTGCGCTACGCCTCTGACGCTCTTCTTTACATTGAAAAGGACTTCATCCATTTCAAAACATAACTTGATAACATCTTCTAGAACCTCAGCAATAACTGTTTGACCAGCCTTGATCTGAGAATCAAATGCACCAAGCAATGCCTGAACACCTTGACCAGTGATAACACTTGCGTCAATGTTTCCAGTTCTACCTTCAGGATATCGAGCACCAAGTCTTAATTCTGATTGGAGTGATGATTGCTCCTGGAAAGTAGCAGCGGGAATGTCCAAACGGACACGCCCAACGCCATTAGGTTGGCTTGTACGAATGATTGCATCTGGGCCCATAGGCATATCCAGAACATCATCAGGTACAACCAACGGAGCCTGGATCGACTTTTCAGCCGCTTCCATGGCTAGGTTTGCAAAACGTGCGCGAGCAAGTTGAACAAATACAACATCATCAAACTGTCCACGTGGCTGACCATCAATGGATGGACGTTCTGCAATGAGAACTGTCATCTTACCCATTGGGTTGTTTGCTTGACTTAGGACTAGGTTTCTACGTGAAGGAACATACAAGATAATATTCTTTTTATCCATGTAGCGGATAAGTTCAACTTCTTGGTTAAGGTTCTGGTCATATCCAAATACGCCTAGGATTGCATTTGCGTACTCAGGGAACTCATTTGATAGTTCGCCGATTGATTTTGTATAACGCTTAGCGTAGGCTATAACACGACCAAAACGGTCACGCTCATAATATGCACCAGTAGGATCTTCCACGCGAATACGTGGCATGTCGTTTTCCCAGTCTGGCTCAACGTGGATTGGTAAGAATCCGTATGAGAAGTACTGGTCGGCACCTGGGTACATCTGAGTCTGTAGACGAGATGTATATACATAGTTGTTTGCAATCATGCTTCGCTTATCAGCAAAGGCACGTGCTACATCTGATGTTACATTTGTAGTAGAACAGTTAATTGATGGCAGTGGGGCAAGTACTTCTGCTAAGTCGCGTGCTGCGACGTCAATGAAGTTTGCAACCATTGCGTGTGGCAGATCAGAAGGGAACATATCAGGAAAGACGTTTGCCATCTCACCTTTACGCACCATGAGAATCTTAGCCATGCTGTTATCGCGATCTGCAGCGCGATGCTTCATGGCATCTACACGCTGTGCGATAGCCTTAATATCTGCCATTGTTGTCCTATTCGCCTAATTCATAATCATTAAGATTAACTATATATCGAGTATTCATTTGTCTTTCAGTTGCCCATTTGTTAGGCAAGTGGCTCTGACCCATACGGGTAGTGCCAATGACTTCACGTGCTCTTAGTTCACAGAACCACAAAGCCATCACGCAGTCTGTCTTGCCTTTAGTGTCAGGCTTCCAAGTGATCAACTGTTGGATCAAAGCCTTTATACCTTCGGAGCCATCTTGAGATGGCATCTCGATTAAGTTATCATCTTGATGTGTATTGTTACGCATAGTCCCAAAGAGACCAGACATAGCGGCTACACCAAAACTTGTATCCCACTTGTTCCTACCAGTGAACTGACTAGAGAACTTTACACCAGCAGATGCCAGGAATGATCTCAGCACATCATCTAAAGCGTATGCTTTCTGATGAGCGTTAGTTTCAATACGTAGTTCTTGTGGACTGTACTTACCAACCCAGTCCTCAATAAGATTTTGAATCTTTTGTGGAGTAGGCTCTTGCATATTCTCTACATCTAGGATGTATCGTTTTCTTGTCTGACGGTCAACCGTCATAATAACAGCAGCGGTATTGCCACTCATTGCTGGATCTAAGCCCATGATGGTGTACCACTGACCTTTCTCACTGGGATGACCAGGAGTACCAGGCTTTAGGATCCCGCGTTTTCGCATCCTGTTGATTGAACCTTGGACACACGTAGGCGGAAATATAGAATCCTCTTGGACGTCCTGCTGCTGGTATACAAGCGCCCAAGCAGAAGGGCTAACTTCCGAGCGTCGTCTGAAGAGTGCTGGCCCATTCCATTTTGGATATAGACCGTCGTCATCGGGAAGGATATTTTCATCAGAACCTTCCCATGGTATGTTTGACTTTGGCCAGAGCGTAACCCAATCTTCAGGGTCATCATGTACCTCTAGCACTGCTGGCATAGACATATACGTAAAAGGAGTCTTGCCACCAGTCCAGTGCTCAGGGTTTCTGATTTCACGGTATAAATCATTTGAGGCAATACGGGTTCCTACGATAAGTAGTTTGCCGTTATCACCAAGTCTTGTGACTAC